CCACATCCGTCACCAGCCCACCATCTCCCAGTGTATGGGTCAGCTTGTTGATTACCCATGCCTGGCTGTCTATCACGGGCTTGAAGCCCAGCACCTTGGCCGGTAGCTCGGTGAACAGTTCCGGCCTGCCTTCGGCCAGCTTGATGCTGAATTCCGCCGCTCCGCGCTGCAGCTTCTGCCATGCGGCCTTGGCCCCCTGCAGGGCCGTGGCCTCGCTGGCGTAGACATGGCGCAGCACCTTCACATTGCTGGCGCTCGGCTCGATGCCCTTTTGCTGGATGGCGGCCAGCTTGGTGCGCTTGCTCTTTTTTCCCAGCTTGGTGACGGTGGCCCGGCGTTCAAAGCGGGTGTTGGCATCCACGATGACTTCGCCGCGCCTGGCGCGCTGCACGTCCTGCCACTGCGCCTTGACGGCGGTATAGGCATTGCGGTCTGCCACGTTGAAGCGGTGGCTGTCGCCGCTGGCGCGGGTAATCAGGCAGGCAGGGAAGGGCTTGCCGCTGACGCTTTCCGCGTCCCCGGCTTTGCACACAATCAGCTTGCCCTGTTTCACCGTGGCCACCAGATCAAACTGGCGGGCCAGTCGGTTCAGCAGGTTGGCGTCACTCTCGTTGGTCTGGTCGATGTGTTCCACCTTCTGGCGGGCAATCCAGTCCGGGATGGCAGGTGTCAGGCTGTTGGCCTGGGCGATGGCGCGCACGATGACGCCCAGTGTGGTGGCATGCCATGATTTCTCGCGCTTGGTGGCCATGCCGGCGCGCAGGTCGGTGGCACGGGCGCGCAGGGTTAGCGTGTCCGGGCTGCCGGTATGCTCTACCTCGTCCACGATATAGCTGCCCTTGTCTGTAAGCGGCTGGCCAGCCCAGCCCAGCGCCAGCTTGATGGTGACGCCACGCGGCGGAATATCAAGCATGCCGTCCGCGTCATCCAGCACGATGTCCAGTTGGTCGGCCTCGAAGCCGCGATTATCGGTAAGCGTCAGGTTCATCAACCTGTCTGCCAGCTTGCTGGTGATGCTCTTGCCATCCAGCGTGATGGTGAAGTCAGGCCGCTTTGGCTGGGTGACCGCCTGCAGGCTGTCCAGCAGCTGGCCCGCAGTATCAAGCACGGCGCTGGCCGATGTCTGCAGATCGTCCATCATGCGGCCAGCTCCAGAATGCTGCGGGTGATGGTACCCAGCAGATCCATCATGCTGGTATCTACCCGTTTCAGCGTAATGGTGAATTCAATGCGCCGCGCCTTGCCATCGCTGAAAAACTCGGTACGGCCCACGTCCAGCCCTTCCATGATGAAAAAGCCGTACATGGTGCCCGTGCCTTCCAGCAGCGGCCACGCCTTGCCCTGGTCGGCCTGCAGGCGCAGCAGGTCTAGCGCAGTATCGCCGCCGGTAAGCTCCGGCATCAGCACGCCGGACAAGGTGAATGTTTCTTCATCCTTGCCCAGAAACTGGTAAGCCGGGCGCAATCCCACGCGGGAGTTGCTGGCCCAGCGCCAGCCATAGCGTTGCTTGAAATCCTGATAGGGCAGGGTGTCCATGTTGAACACGAACAGGCCAAAGGCCAGCATCGGTAGACCAAGCATCAGTCACTATCTCCCCAGCGGCTGCGGCGGTTGGCCGCTTGTTGGTTTTGCTGCTTTGCCAGTTCTCGCGCTACGGCCTGGGCCAGTGCTTTTTCATCCATGCCCGGCGCGGCGTGAATGACAATGCTGATTGGCGCAGGGGCGGTGATGGCCGCAGCTGGTTGCGTGGCGCGCATCGGCCCGCGCTGGTCCAGCTGATTGGCCATGGCAGGTCCGGCTACCCCCAGCGCAATACCAGCCCCGGCAGCGGTCAGCCGCTTGGCCACCCCCAGCACGGCAGACAATGGGCCATCCTGCCCACCGGCAATACCTTGCTGCAGGCCGGCCATGGTGAATCCGCCCAGCTGGGCAAACACGCGGGAAGGGGAGTGGATGCCCAGCTTTTCCTTGAACCAGTTAATGGCATTTTCACCGACACCATTGATGGCATTTTTCAGCTGGCCGATACCACTGATAAAACCGGAAATCAGCCCCTGCATGATCTGGCTGCCGATGGTGACAAACTTTCCGACCAGGCCCGACAGGAACGCTGTGATGCTGTCCCAGTGCTTGACGATCAGCCCGAGCAAAGTCCAGTCCATGAAGAATGTGGCGATACCTCGGCCTGCTGCCACTGCAATATCTTTAAAGCCTTCCCAGAATGCCAGCGCGCCGGCCTTGATCTGGTCCCAGTGCCGCACAACGACACCGACAATGGTCCAGTTCATCAGTAGATCAACAATGGCACCTGCCGCCGTGGCCACACCGTTTTTGATGACTCCCCACAAGGCCACGGTGATGGCGGAAATATCTTTCCAGTGATCTGCCACAAAACCGACGATGGTCCAGTTCATCAGGAAATCCGTTACCCAGCCACAAACACTACCGACTGCTGATTTGATGCCATCCCACAAGGCGGCAAACTTCGGACCCAGCGTGTCCCAGTTGCGCCAGATCAGATATGCGCCGGCAGCAATGGCGGTAATGACCAGCCCGATAGGGTTGAGCAGAAACAAGCGCCCAACAAAGGCGATGACACGCCCCACCACGCCGATGGCTGACCCGATTTTCCCCAGAATGCCGATCCCGCTTGTCAAAGCGATGCCCAGCGATGATGCGGCAAAGCGCATCATGAGGAATGGCCCCATCATGCCGGCGATGGCCAGCGCCAGCCCGCCGAATGCAGTCAGGCCGATGGCGGCAATGCCTACCACCTTCATCAGCACATTGGCCAGGCGTGGGTTTTCCGTGGCCCATTTCCCCATGCCCTCGGAAACATCGGTAATCCACTGGGTTAGCTCTTTCAGTTCCGGCGCGATGGCTTCGCCAAACTTGACCAGGCCATTGGTAAAGGTACCGCTGGCGGCATCCCACAGATTGGCGAGGGTCCCCAATTGGGCGTTGACGCGCTCTTGCAGCGAAGCCTGGGCTTCCATCTTCTGCTGCATTTCCTTGTAGCCGTCCATGCCCTTGGTGATCATGATATTCAGGGCCTGCAGGGTTTCTGCATCATCGCCCCATATCTCACCGATTAGCTTATTGCGCTGTTGAGTGTTCAGCTTTTTCAACTGCGCTAGCTGGGCAAACATCTTGTCCATGCCGCCGAATTCACCCTTGCCATTGGAGAAGTCAAGCTGAACGCCCGACTTGGCCACCAGTTTGTTGCCTTTGGCAATTTTCTTGGCGTCAATGCTGCGCTGGAACACCTTGCGGAAGGCATTGCCGGCAGACTCGCCTACCAGGCTTGATTGGTCGGCCATGGCCAGCAAGGGGGCCATCGCCTTGGCACCAGATAGCCCTTTTTGATTGATCATTTCTAGTACGGGAGCCAGCTTAGCAAAGCCGGCCACCATATTGGACGGGTCCACACCTACCTGATAGGTGCGCTGGATGGTATCCATCACGCCCATCATGTCCGATTCCAGCGCGCCGGTAGCATCCTGCAGCTTGGCGGCATATTCGGCTGCGGTCTGGTAGGGCAGTTTCAGCTGTACACCCATGTAAGCGGCGGCTTCACCGACACCGCCCAGAATGGCCTTGCTGCTCATGCCCTGTCGGGACAGCATGGTCATCATGTCCTGTAGCTCGGCGGTGGTGCCGGGCAGCTTGTTGCCCAGCCGCTCGGCCAGTGCGTTGATTTTCTCGAAATCAGCGCTCACCTTGCCACCCTTGCCCATCATGGCCACGCGCAGCTGCATGGCGGCGTTCTCGGCCTGGGCATAGGCACTGACAGGCGCAGCCAGCGCAGCACCTGCAGCACCACCTGCAGCCAACGAACCGGCCCCGGCTCCGGCTACCTTGTCGCGGGCTTCCATGCCCTTGCTGTATCTGGACTTCGCGGCCACCAACTGCTGCTGGCGCCGGCCCACCTTGGCCAGCTCCGCTTCCTGTGTTTTCAGCACGGCATTGGTGGCGGTAATGCGGTTTTTCAGGTCGGTTTCCTGATTGGCCAGATTTCGGGTGCTGATGCCTTCTTTGTCCAGGGCGGCACTGGCGTCCCGCGTGGCCTGCAGCTTTTTGCGGTGGGCCATGGTCAGGGTGTCCACCGCTTTTTCCGCTTTGGCAAACTGGCGCGCCAGCTTCTCGCTGGCTTGTCCGCCCTTGTCCATCTGGGCGCGCACTTCCTCCAGCTTCTGCTTTGCCCCGTCCAGATTTTTCTTGATGTCCTTGCTTTCGCTGGACAGCTTGCGCCATGCGCTGATGCTGCCCTGAGTCTTGTTCAGGGCAGACAGCTGCTCACGGGTAGCCTTGACCGTGGCGGCCAGCCCCTTGCTGCCGGCCATGGCGTCTTTCAACGGGCGCGTCATCTTATCGACGGCTGCCAGCACGACTTCCAGTCTTAGCTTGTTGCTCATGTGTCTTCGGTTTCCCAGCGGCGGCGGGCTTGTTCCCGCCAGTCGGCCAGCTCGGCCAGGGGCATGGTGTCGTAGGTAGAGGGTGGCCAGTGGAACACCAGGGCGATGTCTGCAATGGCGTCCTCTACGCTACCCGGCAGCGGGTTTACGCTTCCGGCGATTTCTTCAGCAAAAAACCAGCCACCTCGCTGGCCATTTCGGTGAAGTCGGCAATGTCCATTTTGGCGACATCAGCCTCGGTCAGCATGGGGCTGCTGATACGCGGCAGCACCTTGTGCAGCGCGTTCACGTTCATCTGCAGCAGGTCGGACAGGGCGAGGCCGCGCATTTCTCCCGTGCCGGGCTTGCGCAGGGTGACTTCCTTGATTTCGGTTTCGCCACGGGTCAGCGGGGTTTGCAGGGTGATGGTGATGGACATGGTGGTATTTCCTTATGCGTGAGAAACCAGCCCGCTGCTGCGGGCCGGGTAGGGTGTGGATTACAGGCCGACGTTGGCGCGGTGTTCTGCGTTGCGGTCCACGCCCATGACAATGAAGATGTCGTGGACCACGTCAATTTCCAGCCAGACGGTGCCATCCACCACCAGCTTGAAGTAGGTCAGATCGTGCTTGACCTTGAAGCTGCCGTTATCGCCGGCCTTGGCGTCGCCCAAGTCCAGTTCGTTGTGGCGGCCACGGCAGGTGATTTCGATAGCCTGAGTCTCGCCGGTATCCTCGCGGGAATAGCTGCCCATCCAGCGAATCAGGGCGGCATCGTGTTGCTCAGCGCCGAAGCTGGCAAAGATTTCCTTGATCGGCCCGTTGTAGGTGCTTTCCATTTCGAGGGCTTCCAGGCCCTTGAGCAGCTTCACCGGGCCAATCATGCCGGCCCCCCGGTACTCCTCGGTTTTCATGGCGATCTTGGGCAGCTTCAGTTCCAGGCATTCGCCAATGAAGCTGACACCGTCCAGGAAGGTGTTGAATTTGCGCAGGGTGCGCGGCAGTGCGGACATTGTTCTGTCTCCTGATGGTTAGCTGTTGACCTTGGACGCGAAGTCCAGCAGGTAGCGCCCGGTGATGCGCTGGCGCAGCATCAGGTTTTCCAGCGGCGGTACCGGCGTGTAGTCGTAATCGATCCATGCCTTGCCAGCGGCCAGCGTCTCCGGGTCGTTGTCTTCGGCGCTAAACCAGCAGTTGAAGCCCAGCAGATAGCCCTGCTTCACCATGCTGCGGCCCTTGGCCTGTATGGTGGCCACGACGTCACGAATCAGGGTGGGGGACATGGGCTTGTCCATCGCCCAGAATTGGCCCTCGGCCATGGTGTCGGCCAGTACCTGGGCGGTGCGGGTGTAGGACTCGAAAGCAAACTGTGGGTCCGCGCTGCAGGTGCGGCTACCCCAGAAACGGAAGCCGTCGCGTTGAATCAGGGTGGTGATTTCTTTGGAGTTCAGCAGGCCGGCATCGGTGGCCGGGTCCTGCAGGTCCCAAGTTACGTCGATGTTGATGCCATCCACGCCCTGTACCGGCACGTTAGACAAGGTTTTGTGCCAGCCTTGGGTTTCATCCAGATAGGCGCGCAGGCCCAAGGCACGGGCAGTTGCCCAGGTGATGGCCTCGGCATTGGCGGTGGTATCCCATGACGTGAAGTCCGGCCAGATCAGCATCAGTTCGCGCTGTCCGAAGTTGCTGCGGTAGGTCAGGCAGTCGGCTACCGTCTTGCAGCCCCATGCATAGGCATAGAGAAAGCCGCGCAGACGGATGGCCAGCGCAGCCAGCTCGGTGGTGACCGGTAAGGTATCAAGACCGGGCGCGCCGAGAATGCGCGGTTTCACTTTCAGTCGGTTTTGTGCGGCAAGCAGCGCTTTCATGCCGGTAAAGCGGCCTGCTGCATTGGTGGTGCCGATGACCAGGCTGTTTTGCTCGGCCTCGGTTGCGCCTTTCTTGACGCGCACCACAACCACGACCGGCTTGCACTGGTCGGCAATGGCGTCCAGACACTTGGCCAGCGTGCCGGTGACACCGGCTTTGCCAATGGCTTTGTCTACATCGGCAATCAGGACGGGAGTGTCCAGCGGGAAGGCTACCGGGTCGGCATCGTCGGCGGTGCAGACCATGCCAATGATGGCGGTGGAAATGGTACGAATGGAACGGGTGCCATCGCTGGTTTCGATGACCCGGACGCCATGATGATAATCTTGCGCCATGCTTGTCTCCTGTGAGGTTCCGAGCATGTTGCCGTCTGCCATTTATGGTGGCACTTCATCCTTGTTGTATCGCCATTCGGCACAACCTACGATGGCCTTATACCTATAACTTTCTGGTTTTCCGCATGGCGTATCCTGTTTCTCAGCTGCTCCAGACCTATCTGGAGCAAGCTGACAGCAGCGATATGCTGTCATTGTTTAATCATCTAGCCACTATATCTAGTGTGGATTTCACAGCGCGGGAAAAAGCCAGCATGGCGGCAGACCTCAAGGCAATGCTGGCCGATGCCGCAGCCCGCGAACAGGTTCGGCAATCGTACTTGAACCGCCTGACGGATAGGGAAGTGGAAATCATGCTGCTGATGGCCGCCGGCCACAGCTATCAGGCCAGCGCCCGGCAGCTGGGCATCACCACCCGCACGCTGCGCCAGCACCTCGACAATATCAAACACAAGCTGGGTGTCCGCCCAGCACCAGGGGAAGTGAGAGCCAGCACCCGGCAGCTGGTGGCGCTGGTTTTTGCGCTCGATACCATGCAAGGCATCGGCTAAAACGCCGATGCACAGAATGGTCACACTTCGTCACAATGGCGTCGGCATTACACTTTCGCTTAATAAAAATACAAAGGTATATCTGATGTCCCGTGAAGAACATGACGCAGCGGCCCTAAATCCACTTATCGGAAGCACCAGCCGGGAGACGCTGGAAAACCTGTGCATCTGCATGCGCAAATTGGGCGGCACCCTGGCTGAAAGCTACGATGATCCCAGCATCGGCTTTTTCACCCGCAGCTGTGCAGCCGCGCTGGAATATGAATCGCACCGGCTGACGCAAGGCATGCAGCAGATCAGCCCGCGCTGATGACAAAAGCCCCACCGAAGTGGGGCTTTTTGCATTATCTTTCTGCGGCATTACCAGGTAATGGCCTGTACTTCTGCGATGGTCGTTGCTTCCGCAATATCTTCTTTTAGTGCGGTCCTTTTCTGGAATTCCATCCATCCACGATTCAGTATCGCTTGGTAAAGTCCTTTCAGGTCTGCCAAAGTGAAAGTCACCGGCTTGTTATCTGCTGATCTCCAGAAAAATCCCGCAGGAACTGTACCGACCATATCGTATCCCTGTGCAGAATCTGATAGTACTTTTTGGCTATTTTCGTCTGCTTGGAATATCGCGTTTTCTCCAGCCTCTGTCGTGAAGCTGATATTTGCAGTTACAGCGGCAGAGTATGCAAGATCAATAGCAGCAATCTTGGCGGCCTGGGTATTGCCCAGCGGATTAATTTGCTCTTCTGTCGCCTCTACCATTCCTTTTGGCCAGCCTGGAAGGCTCAGGGCAGTTCCGTCCATATCATCATGGAGAGAGCCGTCTTTTTCGTTGTACCAGATTGTCATGTCATTTCCCCCGATTTACCGTAACTCAATCCATGCTCCGATTTGGCTGCCGCCGTTAACGACATATGAACCGCCCGGTGGCACGATAAAACTGCCCTGGTTCGATGATGAAACATTAGGAATCCAGATCGGCAGCCCAATGC